CTTATGCTAATACCAGACATGCCCACACCATAAAGATTGTCGTCCATAGTCATTATATTGACATCGTTATCATCATACATTCTTAGCGTATTATCTAAGTGAGCAAGTGCGATTCTTTTGTAATGACCAACTTCACCTGTATCTGTTTGAATCGTGCAACCTGTAATTGTTCCACCTGCTGTGATATCTCCTGCAATTATTGACCCAGCCACAAGCAATGAGGCATTCATGAATTTTCCTTCTTCAAAAAGATAAATTTCATCTGCAGTTGAATCATAAAATGCTAAAAGATAACCGTCAATACTCAAGACAGGTCGAGCATTGGTATGTTGAAGTTCTGTCGTTGATAGATTGGGATCAAAATAGATATAGGCATCAGTAGTATCCCCTGCATCAATAGAATAAGAATTTCCTCTAAAAAACAGGACACCTGATGTCCATTCTGCTTTTGAATTTGTTGAAAAAACAAGACTCACAGTTGGCTTTGCCGAAACAAAATCATCATCAGCAACAGTGCTGGTAAAAGTTATATTTTCTTCGTCGGAATAATCTGATTCGATTCCTGATACATAATTTCTTGTTTTGGCTTTAATATAATAAGTACCGGCACCATCAATGTCTATGATAAGATATTGATGAAACGGAATTTGTTTCTTAACAATTCTATAAGTACCGCCTACCTCTTTTTTCATTGCTATTATCACTTCAAGGGGATATAAATAATCTGGTTTCGTAAAAGTAACATTGATTTTCTTTACGACAGTCTTATCTTCGGGAACATAATGTTTAATTAAACTGATGTTGCTGATATTAGGTGGAATATCATACAGTTTCGAAACATCCTCAGTCCCAGGAGTTTCAACATATCCTTTCTCAATTCCAAAATCGGTATAAATAGAATCGTCGTATTCTTCAAGAACTAATTCTAATTCATCGGTAGAAGTTTCAGAAATACTAATGACTCGAAATTCCTTATCCGTCCAATTTGGCACTGGATGAGTAACTGTGCAAATAGAACCAACAGCTGCATGGCAATGATTGATTGAAACAAGAAATGAACAGGCAAATCTACAATGTTTGGATTTCTGAAGATAGAAGTTTGACATCCTTGAGGCTTGACTTTGATTATTAATTGAATAAAGATTCAATTCTTTAATGACTTTTCCTCTATCAATTTGGTCTATTTCGTCCTCTGCCTGAACCCAAACCTTCTTAAAATCTTGATTCTTATCAGCATAAAAAACTCTAACAAAATTTGGAACATTCTCTTTCCTAAATTCATAATACGAAAAACTTCCTTCAACAATATTATCTGTATTGAAGACAAAATCAGCATCTGGTGATTCTTCTTTTTCAATTCCAAGATGAATTTTACCATCAATATAATAAAAGAAACCACCAAAACTTGCCAAAATATCTTCAAGGGCACCACCCGCTTCTTCCGGAGAATCAATTACCAAATTGCAAGTAAATCTGGGTTCGCTTTCTCCATTAGCATTTGTTATTATTTCGTCACAAATAACAGCAACTGCTTTAAATGACGTATCATCTATTAAGGTGTCACCTATCCCAAGTGCGGATCGAAAATTAGTTAAAATATAATAAATTACCCAAGCCGGGTTTGAATTGTAAGTAGTTTGCCAATCAAGACCAACAGTATCCCAATTCTTAATTTTTAATGCTTTGATTTCTGCTTCGATTGTAGGAACGGCACTTCCTATTTTCCCCCCAGTATTGATAGTCATTGCAACATAAGCAGTATTCCTAAATCCACAGGGAGTGCCTCCACTGTAAACTATTTTTAAAAATGGGTAACCTTCTTCCGATTCTTTAGAAAAATAACGATGAAGAAAATTATCAGCACCAGCAGCCTCACTATTTTTCATAATTATAGTTGCCGTTCTGGGGGCAGCTTGTGCATTCTGAATATAAGTTATTCCAGTAGCATCGAAAGGAAACACAGAAACAGAACCTTTAGTTGTATCTCTATATTGGTAGGTATCATCTTCTCTCTTTCTCCACTCCCCTATTTTATCCACAATCGCTGGTTTATTATTCCAAGTCAATGTACTTTCATCCCAACCCTCATCCGCAGAATCTATTGAGTAAAGATAAATATCACTTGTATTCACACTTGCTTTTTGTGATCTAATATGGAGCTCGATGCTATCTATCGTAATTCCGTCAGGAATATCATCCAGATCAAATTTTAAAAAAGTATATACCTCTTTACCTGTGGCAATACTATTTTCAATTTCAAGTAAAGTAGAATTAAAGTTGGTTGCGGGGTCACCCTCTTCAACGTAGGCATCTGATATGGTATAAGACCTAACTATGCCTTTTTCAAATATAGAATCTCCTGTCTGATAGGAAGTTCCTAAATATTCATTAAGCGTAGGAATGTCATCTTTAATATCATCATATTCCACGTTGTTAATTTTTAATTTTATAATGCTTTCAATTTCACCTTCACACAAACCGACGGCCATATCATATTGGTTTCCAACTTCATCTTCTCTATAAATGATATGACCTTTTACTTTGGTATGACCAAATGTCAACGGCAGAGGTAAATCATAAGCAGTCTTCTCCTCATCTTCCCTTGTTTTATACATTGGAGAGTAGATTTTCTTCAGCCTCGAATTAGCAACCGATGTGGTATATATTGATCGTGCAATAGAAAGAACTGTAAGAATAGTTCCTATCATTTCTCCTCTTTATCCTCTGGCAAACACATAAATCCTCCAAAGTTTGCCCAATTATCATGTTTGTTTCGACAATCTTTTGATGTCTTATAACATCCTCTTGTAATAGTATAAGTATCGCCCACATTAATCGAATGAGGAAATGCGTTGTAAAAGGAGGCGGTATCAGTGCCCGCCACAAAGTCTTTCACTTTTCTTTTCAAACCATAATTATCAGAAGCAACATCCGTAATTTCTACAACGCCTTCATTCCAATAATCATCTTCTTGTGTCAATGCGGCATCTACCAATAAGGTTTCTAATGAACCAGCGTCTGCGGTACCTGATGTTTCGTGGGCAATGGATTTGGTTAATGTGATACTGTTACCATCAGCACCCCCTACCATTGCCAAAGTCGATAAAGTCAACGTATTTGCCGTTACCAGCGCAACTAAAAACGTTCCGTTATTTGCCGGATTAGCTGCCCCTATAATTGTAACTTCTTGGGGAGCATCAAATCCATTTGTTAAAAAACCCACATCAGTATCCGTAATATAATCTCCCCCAGCACTTTCATGAAAAGTAAAAGTAGTATTCGTATATGATTTTCCTGCAAGACAATCAATGCTATCAAATGTATGTGGGCAATTGTTCTGGTATAATCTTTTTGGTATTGTTCTTCCAAATTTATAAAAAGGAGATAAAACATCTATCAAGACTCTTCCCTCATCAATTTCTCCAACTTCCATTTCCCCTTGAAAAATTATTATTTCATCAGCAGTATCTATCAATAAATTCCCAAAAATTCTTGACAGCTTCAAAGTTCTTCCATTAAAGTCATGATTCACAAGATAGTCGGTTGAAAATACCAAGTCAGAATTATTAAAAGCAAATTTAACTCTATCAACCTCAAAAGAAACTCTCGATATTACTGAAGGAAATTCTATTCGCCAAGAAGAATAAATAATACTGCTACCGGTGGGATATTCAATATCTTCTTCCCTATTTGTAAATCTCAAAGTTGTATCATCAAGAGTAATTGTAACCAAATAAATTGGTTCATTATATTCTTTTTGGGCTTCTGTCTTCGCTGCATTAGAGATATTCTTTGCCATAGTTACAAAACCTCAATCAAATCGATAGTTTTTGACGCCCCAGTGCTTGGTTTAATAAATGAATTTTCGAAAGTGTCTTCAACAAATCTAACGGTAAAAACTTTATAAACAATTAAATCCGCATTGGCAGATTCAACAACCAAATCTTCTGCGGCTTTGAGCTTAATAGTACCAATATCAGGTACTGAATCAATTTCATAATAACCATTACTTTCAACAGAGCCCGTATCATTACCCACACCCGAACCAGAAATACAAACATAAGCGCAATCTTCAAATTTAAAATTACCAAATTCAAGGGACGAATCAGTAATGGTATCTTCTGCAGGAGCATTTTCAACGCATGCAAGTCTGGTGCCTTTAATTTGCTCTGCATAATTTGGAAAATAAAAGGTTGTATAAGCACCATATCTTGCATCAAAGAAATTTCTAATATCTCTTTCAATTGTTTCAGTAAGATGATTATAATTGAGAGTAAAAGTTCTTCTATTTGCAGACCATTTTTTTCTCCGTTGCTCTTTCCCGCTTTCAAAGGTTGTGACTGTTGTTTTCCAAGCAATTTTAAAATTATATGGTTCCATAGCTTGTGGTTCCCAAAGGGCTGGTTTCCAAATATTCATTATATAAGTTTCCCTGCTTTAGATGCTATTCCTTTCCATAATTCACTATCACCTGTGACATTCAACACATTTTTAGCAAACTTTTCAGCAGCCATTTTTGTTGCCATATTAACGAATGAGTATGTAATATCTTTAAAGAATCCGTCCATTGTTTCTTTGAATCCTCTACCTTCTGCGATCATCCTACCCATTGAATTGCCCCAAGAACTGGTCATACGGTAATTAAAACTTTCCCAATTCTCAGCCAATCCATCTGTCATTTCCTTGGTGCCCTTTTCAAAAACAGGCAATTCACCTAACACCATTTGTTTGGCTTCATACCAAGACCTTCTTACTTCTTCACCCGGAGCCATTGCTCTACCCCTCAACCCAAGTCCTTCCATACCTAAGGCAGGACGGCCAGCAGCTCTTGAAGCCTGGAAACCCGGTGCAAAATAAGAAGGGGGGGCTGTGGGGGCAACGGGAACAGCTGGTGGTCGGGGTTTAACTAATTCTCCCTTAGGACTATAAATGTACATTGGAACTGGGGCGGCCCCGCCTGTTGGATACTCTCTCTTTCCACCAGTAATTCCCATTTCACCAATCCCTCTTCCCATTCCAGCTTGTGGAATCTTCTTAGCTGCCTCTATTATAAACCCAATATTTTCAGCTATTGTTATAAGATTATCCGCAATTTGGGCAACCCCACCAAAGACAGTTTTGAAGACATCCCTGCTTTCATATATCCATTCTAATCCCTCAGCAATTTTTCCAACCCATTCCCCTATTTTAACTTTTACCAATTCCTTATTTGTTTCAAACCATCCGAGAGTTGATTTTATTACGTTTTGAAGCACGGGTAAAAATTCTTCTCCTGCCATAACTTTAAGGGCTTCCCATTGCATTTTTAAACGACCAAGTTGGAATGCCGTAGTTTGTGTCCTTTTTTCGTACGCCTCTTGAGTGAGTCCCAAAGAATTGAGCATTATTGCATAATCTTTGGCATATCCTTCAGCATCACCCATTGCAGCAATTATGCCTTTCAATCCCCTAATATTTGGGAATATCGCAGCAAGCTGCTTTTCAGTTGCATCGGTAAGTTTTTCCATTACACCTATTAAACCAATGGTTCTTAAAGTATTCGATTCCAATTCAAATCCAAAGTTCTTGGCAGCTTTTGCCCCCGCCTCAGTGGGTTTCAAGAATGCCCTTAAAACACCGGCTATCGCTGTCATAGCCTCGTCAGTTCTAATTCCTGCTCTGGTTATGGATGCAATATTCGCTCCTAATTCTTCAAGGGATAAACCGGTTTTGGCTGCCAAAGTAGCAACCTTTCCAATTGCAGGAGCCAGTTCAGCGAATGTGGTCTTTCCACGCTTAACTATTCCAAACAAGATATCACTTGCATAACCGGCTTGTTCTGCTGCCAATCCATAAGCATTCAGAATAGTAGTAATGGCATCTGCCGCTGTTCCGGTATCTGTCAGCCCAGCAGTTGCTGCTTTTGCTGAAACTTCTAAAACTTTCAGTGCTTTTTCGGGTGCGATGCTTGCTGATAATATATCATATAGACCTTTCGAGAGGGTATCTGTAGCCTCACCAAATCGAATTGACATTGCCTGTAATTCTTCTTTATATTGGGGCATAATATACATAGCAGATTTATCAAGCATAGTAGATACCATAGCAAGTTGGGATTCAAAAGCAACAGCAGGAGCTATCACACCTTTCAAAGCTCGCTGAATACCATAAATAGAAATAGCACCAACAAGAAACCCTTTGAAACCAATTTTAGAAAAGACTCCTTCTATTTTTCGAGCAGCTTTCGCAGCTCTGGTTTCCGCTGTTCTCAACCCCTTTACCAATTTACTGCTATCGGTTCGTATCTCAGCCCAGGCCTCAAGCAAACGCATCCTTAATCTCCTCTACAGATTTAATCAATGTAATTTTTTTCCTTTGATTCTTTACTTTATCTGAAAAATATTTCTGGTATTTATCACGGTTTTTATTAGTTTTCATGTGACAACTTCTGCATAATGAAATCAAATTTGAAGGCAAACAATTCTTTCTTTTATAATCTATATGGTGGATATCCAGTTTTCTAATATTTTCAGATTCAGGCATCCCGCATAACTGACATCTATAATTATCTCTAATTCTAATTAATTCCTTCAATTCATTAGTAAAACTTCTTACATAGTGACGAGAGAGATTTGAAGACCCTTCTTTCCATGCCCAATGATCTAAACCTCTGGGAAGACTCTCTTTTATTTTTTTTACATGATTATCACTAAGACTCACACCCCTTCGAGACTCACCACTACTCTTACCATATTGTTTAACTCTTGGATCAGTTTCTTTAGTTAGACCTTTATTCCATGGTATTTTGCCCCTACGTCCATCACCCATTTTCTTTAAAGCTTCTTCAGAATAAATATCATTCTTTCCCTTATTCCATGCTACTTGTCCTTTATGTCCATCAGAAATATTTTTTCTCTGTCTCTTGGTACATTTTATTCCTCTTCTGCCATGATCCTTAATAAATCTGTTTCCTGGTTTTGCCAACTGACCACAACCACACTCACAATATTTTGCTATAGGAATAGGATTTTTTCTCCGACTATGCCCTTGAATATAATCAGGGATACCATGATATTTATGGCGTAATTTAACTGTTATTTCATTTCCACAACCACATTTACAAAGCTTCATTTTGTTTCGCTTTCCTTTTTTCTATCCACATCAATAAAATGTCTTGCCAATGTCACAACTTTCAAGAAGACATTTCTTTTATTTTGAATTTCAAACAAATTCAGAACTATATCAATTGCAGCAAAGCTAATATCCACAATATCACCAAACCCTGTCAAAATTAACTGATTTTTAACTAATAAATAAACCTTCAATGCATCCTTATTTTCAGGTAATGTTTCTGGGATACATTTATCGCAGGGAGGGTCTTCATTTTTCTTATCATATATAATATGACAAATGTCGCAAGAGGGTTTATCCCTCAACCGACTCACGACATCTATGAGTTTTTTGCTTCTTGCTCCTCTTGTTTTTCTTTGAATTCGGTTAGCTGATCCAGACAGTCCCCCACAAATATGGCAAACTTGAATTGCTTTTTCATGAGGATATTTTTATTCTCTTTCGTACATGGAATTTCTTTTTCTTCGCTATCCTGTAAATCTGTCCAATCAACAATGGAATAGTCCCACATCAATTCTTCACGTAAAGCCTCATTGACTTTTATGTCATCATAAGGTGCATTTCCTCGAAATCTTCGTCTCTTAACAACCGTTGCATCATCAACTACCTTCAGTGTTTCAGCATTCAAAGCTCTTAAAGTAATTCCACCGTCTTCATCAGGTTTGTTGTCTGGCCACGGGAAAAAACACCCGGGGTTTGGATTTTCAGTATCAATTTGCATGACTTCTTTCTCCTTTCAATTTTGATGCTTTATGTTTATTTCTAATCAAATTTTTTATTCCTCTCCAAATCCTAATATCATTAACATAAACCATATTACGATTATGCTTATTCTTCAAGGTAGAACCCTCAATCTTAGGTGTGTTTTTTCCAATACCCACCAGAAAGCTTGCATACAAAACCAATGGTTGCTAAACCAGCTTGATCCGTACTTGGGCCGTCTATTGATACTACATAAACATTCCCAGCAGACTTCTCAAAGTAATCATCATCACCATCACCAAAATATAGATGCAAATCTGTTACTGCGGCTTTGTCTATCCATCTTGCAATGAGGTATGCTTGCCCAGTAGGAGTATCTAATGGGTCATAGTTACCACTAATTGTTACAATGCCCCCGTCTCCTCTGCCTGGAGTGACTTCTAAAAAATCATCTCCGAATGATGTGCTGGGAAGCATTTCATTTTCCATACCAGAAATAGACCAAGCCCCCATTTCAAGGACCTCACTTGAATTTACCTCTACCTTTCCATTATATCCAGGTTCGACTGCCATAATATTTCACCTCTTTCTTTATATTTTAAACTGCTATTAATCTAACATTTGCTGTGGGGCCTTCATTGGCCAATGTATCCGAAACCGTTATCACATCGTCAGCAACATTTGTAATTGTTAATGATGCGGCATGATCTGAACCATCCACATTATTCAAAGTGCTTCCTCGAACAGTAACTTTATCTCCATTTTCAAATCCCAAAGCACCAAATGCTGTTCCACCCACTTTAGTTATGGTATCCCCAGGAGTGACAAACGTAAGGCTGCCAGAAAAAGCTGCTTTTGCCTCTTTCAAATAACCGTGCGTAACTTTCAAAGAGAATCCTATAGTACCTATACCTGACTGATCCGTACTCGGGCCGTCAAGTGAAGCAACATAGGTGGTCGTATTTGGGCCTTCACAAAAGAAGAAATCGTTCGTCCCATCACCGAACCAAAGTCGAATAGAATTTACTGGTGTTTTGGCATTCCATGCTGTAAGCAATGCTGTTTGTCCGGCTGCATTAGTTGGGTCATAATTACCAGCAAAAGTCGCAATGCCACCATCACCCCTTCCGGGGGTGACTTCTAAAAAATCATCTCCGAATGATGTGCTGGGAAGCATTTCATTTTCTTGCCCGGTCATTCCCCACGTTCCCAATTCTGCAATCAAATCGTCTCCCAATGTACATTTTCCTTTATAACCGCTTTCGACTGCCATAATATTTCACCTCTTTCTTTGTATTTTAAACTGCTATTAATCTAACTTTTTTCCTTTTCTCTTTTATGTTAATTGAAAAATACTTCTGCCATTCGAAACGATTGGCATTTGTTTTACTATGACAACCTTTACATAGAGAAATCAAATTAGAAGGTAAATAATTTTGTTTATCATAATCTATATGATGAACGGAAAGTTTCATTAGATTCTCTGCTTCAGGCATCCCACACAATTGACATCTATAATTATCACGGTATCTGATTAATTCTCTTAATTCATTATCAAATTCTTTTGTATAAGGAAGATGAGCTATACCACCCATCCAACTTCCATTTCTTTTCCCTTTCAGTGCATTACTTATTTTTGCTTTATGCTCTTCTGAAAATTTTAAACCTATATTAGTAGGTATTGTTTCCCCTGAAGCAAATTTTCTTTTTTTCGTTTCACTCATTTTTTTCTTAGAATTTTCGGAATGACATCTTCCTTTTCCTGCCTCACTTATTTTCTTTTTTGCCTCATCAGAATGACGTCCCCCCAAAAACCCATGATTTTGTTTTAGTTTTTCTATGCATTCTTTAGAGAGTTTTTTTCCTTTATTTCCTTCACTTATTCTTTTCTTATGAACTTCAGAAAGATGTTTTCCTTTCCAATAACCAATTCTTCCTTTTTGACCATCACTCAAATGCCTTTTACGTTCTGCAGAAAATTTTACACCCCTGTGACTTTCACTTAAATGCTTTCTATGTTCTGCAGAGAATGGATGTTTAGATTTACCTTTTAATCCAAAACTTATTTTTCTCTTACTCTCTTCCGAATGATGAAATCCTTTATTCATTTTCATTTCCTATGTTTTTTCCAAGAGAACACGATAATCGATATTATATTGATAAACCCCATCTTCCAAAGGTAATAAACTACTTGTTTCTCTTAACATACTGACCAACGTATAACCAACTAATCCTTCCAATGCACATTTATTATAAACATCGTCCAATTTTTCATATAAATCACAAATTTCATCGGCAGGGTCATCTGCTGTTTCTCTGGACGAAAACAAACTAAATTGAATCGTTGCATTCTCAAATTCTTCTACAAACGCATCATTAGGTACATTTGACACCAAAAAGAATATACCGTATGGAAACTCAGTTCCTTGGGGTGGTTCGTAAAAGTGAAGCTTGTTAGTCAAAGCAGCCCGCAAAGCAATGCTCTCCGCAGTTGCATCATTATATCGGGTAAAAATTGCTGTAAATAGTGCATTCATCTTACTCTAAACTTTGCCTTAATTTCGCCTGTATTCCTTAAAACTGCTGGGCGAATAAATGGTCGGGCTCTCATTTTGGAAGTTCCGAGTTCAAGGTGCTTTCCATATTTTAACCCCGTTCCTATTCTTACCAAATGCTTTGATTCATCAACATCGTGAGTAATACTTCTCCTCAAAGTTCCAGTTCTAACATGAGGGGGCTCCCCCGGAGCTGAAGAAGGGGGGCTCTTGCCTACCATACTTTTCTTAATATCATTTTCTAACAGTCTTCCAACATCACCAAGAATACGAATAAGATTGTTATCCAAAAATTTTAAAAAAATACGACGATTGCTTTTCATTCTCATATCAAAATAACCTTTTCAAATCTATATGAAGCCACCGATCGAAATTCATTGGATTATAAACAAATTTCACCTCGTATGTGATTCCTTCGAATTCCACCCGATCCTTCTCCAAAATGTCTGACACTCCACAATCTAATCTATAATCAACATCGACACCCACTCTTTTAAACATCTCAAGCTCTTCACCTCGTATTGGTCTTATCAGCCCCATAATAGTTAGATGGGTTGACCAATCATCAACATTTGCCCCCATTCCACTGGTAGTCGGAATATTACGTTTGATTATGACATTTTCTTCAAAATAATCCTCAATAGCCAAAATACAGTTCCTTCTTTAGTAACAAAATCCTTTTTAAAGGGGCTGTCGTCAATTTTAACAGGTTTTCTCATCATTATGCATAGTTTACTATGGGTTTTCGATTTCAGCCCCTTATTTTTGTTCTTTTAAAACCTTTTCTCAGTCCACCACCGGCCAGTTTGTGTCCAAATATTCTTCCTCATCCACAATATCGTCATAAGTGGTGGCAAGATGTATATCATTTAACATCCAAGTATCAAGTTCTTTTTTCAAAGATTCAGGATAATCGCCAGCGAAAGTCACAGAATAATCACCCAGTTTCTCTGATTTCAGTCCTTTACCTTTTCTCTCTAATTCGTAGCCTATCAATTTTGCAACCGGAAGTTTGATACCTTCCGGAAAATCCATTCCAGTAATTACTTCGAGTTTTATATTATTTTCAACAGATTCTTCTATCAAAATTTCATCGTCTCTCAAAGTGAGTTTATTACCAGCAACTTTCTTGACATTATATTTCCCATCATTTCTTTTGCTACCATTTACTCTAACATTAATTCCAGTTGTAACCGTAATTGATTCTCCAGCCAATTCTGCAATTAGAGAACCGGTTGCCACCTTAATCGTGTCTGTTGTATCATCGGTTGAAACCGAACAAATTGTATAAAAACCATCATTCGAAGCGGAATCCAATACTGATATTTTTTCACTCTTCTTAAATCCAGTGGCAATAAAACCGTCTGTCGCAGGAACCGTTATACTGTCTTCACCAGCTCCACCATCAATAAATGCAATGCTTATGCTTGTTACACTATTTTCTTCAATATCATCATCAAAATGATTATCAAGAAATGCTGAACGGTAATCTTCAATCCATGTGCCATCCTCATTCTCAAAAGAAATTGTAGTTGCTTCCTTCAAAGAATGACCCACCTTTTCAAAATTATTCTCACAATATTCAATTACAAATGCCTGGATAATCGGAATCAAAGTTTCAATATTGCTATCCCTTGATGTATCTGAAGAGAGAATTTGAAGTATTGAACGAACCTCTGAAAGCAATATAATTTGATCTTCCCAAACTTCGGGTGGCTCAAAGAAATCTTCTATTACAAAAATTACACTATCACGAAGAGGCAAATCCACACCCAAGCCAGAAGTGTAGGTACCTTTAACCAAT